GAATATTCGTTGTGTGAGTTTTCGTACAGATCGGCAAAGGGATGAAGTAATTTTTTATATCTGCCTTTAGGGTGTTCATCATCTTTAAAGTCTTTGTTGGTTTTCCAGTCCCCAACTAAAAACAAAACTTTACTTTGTTTTTCATCCCACATCAAAAACGGTTGGTCGACAGTGCCCGCCAGTCTCCATTTTTTGGAAAATATCTTTAATTCGGATTTTAAAGGCACTAAGTTTTTCAATTTGGATTCATATAATTGCAAGAAAGATTCAACCCTTCGAATATCTTCTTCCTTTTCGGGCATAACTGGATTTTCTCCACTCCAGAAATCTTCAATCCATTTATGAACTCTAGTTCCTAAAGAAGCTGCTGTTACTGCCTTTTGAGTCCAGTCGTTTTCAATCACAGATGGGTCTACCCCTGCTTCGGCTGCTTTCCTTTTAATCCAATAATCACGATCAAATGGAATTTTAAATCTTCTGAGAAAAGTTGTGACAGAGTCATAGACAACTCCCCGGTAAGTATAAGAGTGACTTTGTTCCTCGAAAATGAAATAGGGATCTTTAAAAAAATCCAATTTTTTTTGATAATCTGACTTGACCTCTTCCCAATTTACCATGTGAATGTTGAATTTATCACATGTGAAATTTCATGCCAATTTTGAATTGCGTAAATTAAACCAAAGACTTCCAAAGAAAATCTTACAAGCCAAATCCAACTTATTTCACGGAAAACAAAATAATAAATTACTAAATAGGAGTCCCCGCCAGTATCTTTAATAGGCTGTAGGAGGGGAGCAATAATTTCATGTAAATTTAATCGTGTGAGGTATTCGTTGATGGGTCTAATTTCTTCAAAAACATACGCGGGCCTAGCCTCGGTAGGGAAATCTCTCGATTGTGTAACTTCGGCTGGAAGATTAACCACGGTATAAATTCTACCGAACCAATCTTTTCTTAATTTCAGCTTACTCCATTGGGGAGAACTCAAAGATTCCTTTTTGATAATAGAAAGGTAATCGGAATACAATTTTAAGTCTTTGAAAATTTCCCAAATTTTGACAGAGACTATAATTCTAGAAATAAAATCAATCATTTCTCATTGGTTTTTTTGTGAGGGTCTCAATTTTCTTGCGAATTTTTGTTCTCGCCCTTCTAATCCTTGTAGCTATGGATCTTTTCTTTATTCCATATTTATCCGCTATGTCTTTATACTTCATGCCGTTGATCTCTCGGTCGATCATGATGTCACGATAAAGAACAGGAAGGTCTCTTATTTCGTCCACTACTTGTTCATAAACCTCGTCTATATCTGACCCTCCAGCCAGGAAACTCCAGATCGGGTCATCTTCCACGGAATAAACCACAGAATCAGAATCCATTTTTGTAGAATCTAGTTCTATTTCTTCCGTTGTTTTACTGACTAATCTTTTTCTACTTTTTTGTAAGAGTAACGATTCATTTTTGGCTATATTATAGCACCACGTAGAAAAATTACCCTTTTCTACATCATATTGGTCAATTTTTTGCCAGACCTTGGCCATGGAATTTAAAAAAGCGTCTTCTGCTAATTCCATATCATTAAGAATTGTGAAACAGTGGTTTAAAACCCCCGGCTTCAACCGGTCGAATAAAAATTTAAACGATGTGTCATCTTTTCCCTGAATAAAATTCTCTGCTAATACCTGGATGTTTTTTTCTTTTGCCATTCTTAATTTTCTTAGATTTTTTTTCCCAATTTTACAATTTCAATTCCTGCCTGTAATAAAAAAGACAAGGGCTCAGGTTTTCGATAGACTTTGCCAAAAACTATTCTTTTTATTCCCGATTGGATGATCAATTTTGAACACTCAAAACAAGGAGAAACTGTTACGTACATAGTTGATCCCTCGGAGCTCTGAGTACTTTTGGCGAGTTTGGTGATTGCATTTGCTTCGGCATGTAGCACATAATTTAAAGTAACAAAATCTTCATCTTCACATTGATTGGGGAATCCTGTGGGGGAACCATTATAGCCATCGGAAATAATGGATTTATTTTTGACAATCAAGCTCCCTACTTTCATTCTTCTACAATATGAATTAGTGGCCCAGGTTTCTGCCATAGACAAATACACAGGATCTGTTTTGATATCTTTGGCTGTATAAAAAGTTTCGTCGGTGAGATTTTCCAATTCACTGAAAATATAGACAAATTTGGATTCAGGTTTAGCGACCCAGGAAAATTCATCATACTCTGACAAATTTTGAAAAAAATCAAACGAAGGAATTTCTTTGAACTTGAATTTAATTAAACTCATGAAAGATCTTGGGGTTAAAAAGTTCAAATATAAACTGTATGTGCCTTAAAAAAAATTAAACCTTAATTTTTTATATGATATTGGAATTCGGTCTAAACGGGGTGTCATTGGCAATTCTTAATGGACCAGATAAGGCTTTATAGATTCCTGCCAAAAGAGCTTTTATTTCTTTAATCTCCTGATGGGGTAAAGTTTCGCTTGTTTCTTTTTTTTCTTTTTTATTTTCCTGGATCTTACTAGGAGAGGTTTGTGTTTCTGTAACTTTTGGTGTAGCGGATTCAATAGCTTGCTGCTGAGGTAGAGAAGAGGCTGGTGTGGATTTTGGTTTTGATTTTTCCTCTTCCACCTTTTTTAAAGATGGAGTTTCTTTTTTCATTTCCATCGATTCGCTCATATCCTTGGAAAGTTTTTGCATTCGTTGTGACACTGAAGCATACATTTCCAACTCGTCCGGTGGAGTTTTTTCACTTAATGTTTGTTTAGTTGAATCTACTTTAGATAAGAAGCTTTGCTTCAGGTTAGAACCAAATTCTTTTCCTTTAGATTTCAGAGACTCTAACAGTTTAGGCTTAGTGGGAGTAACAACGCTTTCTAGTTTTTCATTCCCAGCTTTTTTTTCTTCCCTGTTTTTTTCCTTCTCAGCTTTTTTTTCTTCCCCATCCTTCTTCCTTTTATCTCTTTGTGAAAGTTCCTCCGCTGGGTTTGCTGCTGGCTGTTCTTTTATAGATTTTAGCTTTTCTTGATTTTCTGGTTTAGAGTTTAAAAACTTTGAAAAATCCAAGGTTTCTCTATAGTTTTCTATGAAGGATTTTATGTCTTCTTCGAGTTCGGCTGGTTCCTGTTCATAATAAGCTTGATCTTCTCTTAGTAATTTATCCCGACGTTTGTCTATTTCTTTCTTAGGAACCTTAACCCCAAATGAATTGGTTACATAATCTGTCAAATTTTGTGATCCGGTTACCAGGTCCGAGGTGTTTTCTAGTAATTTTTTTTTCTTAATGTCTGCCAATCTTCCTTGTGGTGAGGGATTACTTAAATCTTGAATTTCTGGATTCAACCTTTTTTGTCGGTCTCTTTCCATTTCCTGTTTCATGGCTTCTAAAAGTTCTTGGTCATTTTTAGAAATGACATTTTGATCTTTTTTCAATTTCACGATTTCGGGTCCATCTTCTCCCACAATTGCCACTCCGTCTTTTTGAATTTGTCCGCCGTCTTTCAGCTGAGGTAACTTGTCCAAACCTAAAGCCTTAAAAAAATCAAGATTAGGATTGGGCTTTACCTCCGCTGGTTTAAATACATTTTTCGCTAAATCCTTCAACGAACTTCCCATCTGTTTGTCTAAATTTTTTTGCAAAATCTCATTAGACTTGGAAATTTCTTTCGAAAAGGAAGAAACTAAATTTTCAAATAATTTTGTTGGACTTTCCTTTTGGTCAACTGGCTTTTGGGTTTTAGAAATTGGGTTTTCTTTAATCTGGGTTACCAAATCATTGATTCCTTTTGTATTCTCTGTAGTTGTTTTATTTTGTTCCTTTAACTCTCGCACTAAGGAATCCATATTACTGGATAGAACAGATAGTTCTTTCAAAATTGTTGCAGTATCCTGTGCCATATAAAATTAAATTTATATATCCAGTTCCGCTATGAACTCATTACTTAGAAAAATTGAAAACTTCGGACTGACCAGAGTTTTCTTGTGCTTCTCTGTTTTCTTTTTCTATTTCAACATTTAACTTTTGAAGCCAAATCTGATATTCATAGTAGGGAATTTTTTCTACCCAATCTGGGTCCAGCTTGTGTTCGAACCACAATCTAAATTTTAAATCAAAGAAGTTGTCCAAAGATATCTGAAATAACGAAAAGAGATCTGATCCCTTCGGGAAAGTAAATCGGAGCGGTGACCTCCTGGGCACCGCATTTTGGGCAAGGTACACTCACCTCTAGTTTTGTTCCAATTTTTAGTAGATCCGTGATTTGGAAAAAAAGTGAAAATTCTTCTTTCGACCAAGAATTTGAGGTCTCTTCCAATTCTGCTAATTTGTTTTCAGTCAAAGATCTCCAATCATCATACAAATAAGGAGCTATTTTGATAAAACTTTCATCTACGTCTTTGCCCTGTCTAATCCTGGTTCTGGCGTAATTAGAAATTGCTTCTACAACTCCAATCGACGGCACAGTCATTTTTACAGTCTTAGATAACTTTTGAATGTGTAGAACAAACTTTCTTTCCGTTTTAGAATAATAGGACATTAGTTTATCGTCGATGGTATATTTAGACAAAACACCAGTTCTTAGCTCGATGCCATATTCAAAGGGACAAGCTGAAGCTTCACATGAAGTTTGTGGTTTCAAGACAACCATGTTTTCTCCCCTCACGAAAGTTAAATCCCGAATTGTCATGATGATGAAAAAACGGTCCTCTTGTTTGATTTCCTTGTAAGAAACAACTCCATGCTGGGGGAATTTAATGACACAGCATCTTTCTAAAATTAAATTTAGTTTGGAATCTATGTCCAACATATCTGTTTCATCGATCGTTGAAAAGTGGCGAATCTCTTTTACCTCAGCAGGACGGATAGCAATTTGGACCCCCTCTGGGTAAAATAAACCACCAGAGGGTAAAATGGCGGGGGGTAAATTTTTCCACCCTAAATCAGACGGATTAAATTGTTTCTGGATTGAATTTTCAAAATTAGATTTTTGATCTTGTTCAGATTTAATCTGTTGTGCCAATTTTGTTTCAGCCACAATTGGTGTTTTTTCTCGTGCTTGCTCGGCGAGAGCTTCCGCCTCTCTTTGTGCTCTTTCCTCCAAAGGGTTTATCGGATTTAAATCTGCGATTCTATCATCGAAAGATATTCCTCCCAGTTTTTCTTTTTCTTGTAAAATTTTTTCCGGGGACAAATTATTTGGATCCATGTTACTTCGTTTAAGTCACACAAAAATGTGTTTCTTATATATGTATCAGGAAAAAAAAGTTCCGATTATAGAAACTGGTCCTGCCAGTAATCGGATTTCCACGTTGTGTCTAGGATATAAATAGAGTCACCTGTGTCGTAACTTAATGCCATACTTGTCAACGGCTCAATCAAAAAACAGTTGTTTAGAGTTATTCTACGGAAAACATCTCCTTGTTTGTTGAAGATAGAAACCACAATTTGACCCACATAATCTCTTTTCAGACCCATAGCACCTGTGAGAGGATTATAAATCAAATCTGACCATTGACGCAAAATTTTGAAAATGGTCATAGAATTGTTTTGATTTAGATTTACCTCGAAAGCGATTGAAAATTGAACATCCGAAGTTGAAGGCTCGCCCCCTGCATATCTTCTTTCGGCAAATTTATAGTATTGTGTCACTGGAGCCGAAGGCTGAATATCAACAGCTAAAGATCCAGTCACGCTTTTGACTTGTTGTGTCATGATTGATTCTCCGTTGAATCTCACATTTGCCAGGGTCACGCCCGCGGGTGGGGTAATTAAAACTTCAAACTGGTTCAGAAAAACTGGCTCGTAGTTGTTGCGAGCTGCGAGTGAATTATTGAAATGAGGTAAACCTGCCATTTATTTTTTAATTTTTTAGGTGAAAAGGTCTTCCCAATAATCTACCGCCCATGTCATGGTGATTTCATACAAAGTAGTTCCATTTATATAATCTAACTCCATGGGATCGATAGCTTTCATGGGGAAACAGTCACGACACGTTATTCTTCGAAAGACATCTCCATTTTTGTTAAAAATGGATATAATAATCGTTCCGGTGTAATCAGTTTTAATGCCCATAGCTCCGGTCAAAGGATTATAAATTAGATCTGACCATTGTCTAAGAGTTTTGAACGTGTACATAGAATTATCATCGTTCAAATTCACTGTGAATTTAACACTTCA